TTTTAAATTATAATTTATTAATTAATTTAAATTCTAACAAAATAACTCCGCAATTAAAAACCCAAAAATGCCCATCTGAATATTTTCAGATAGGCTCTATTTAATCCTCTAACGGTATATCATCCACAATCATAGTTCTATTAGGATAGTTTTCTTTTATTTTATCTAGAGCTCTCTGTTTATCTTCTTCATCGCCCTCATCACATTCGCCAATATTAACAATTACTGGCGTATCACCTGTAAACTCTTTTCTCTCAGTAAATAGTTTATGGTATTTCCCAAGCATATCATCACGAACTTTCAAACAATCACTTGGCTTAGTATGGCCTTCTACTAGCTATACATATTCATTATAAACAAGTTGCAATTTACCGTTTTATAGATTTTCCTTATATTCACCACATTTTATAACAATTTCCTTAGTTTCCGTCACCATTAGCTGAATTGGTTAATAAATATAGTTATTCATTAATACCTAATAAACTTTCATCCACCGCCCTTTTCCAACTTCGGAAATACAAAAACAACCCTCTAACCATTGCTGTTAAAGGGTTGTTGCATTATTATATTATATTCTATTCCCACTCAATCATAAACTTCATTTTATACAATATCAGATTCTTTCAAAAAGCCTTTATAACAACGTTTATAGTTATACCCTCACCAAATTCATATTCATACACTTGCCCTTATCATCAAAATTATGCCCTTTTTTTGCCCTTAAAAGTTATCTTCTATTCGTTTAACTAATCTCATTTTTTAAGACCTAACTTAAATCTAATTTTATTTGGTATATCTCCTAAAAATTGGTCTGCCAATCTTGCCCTCATGGTCATACTACCGTAGACCAAAATACCTACACCTATACTAATTACAAGAATAGTCAGCGAACCAATTTTTGATTCTGTTGAAATGAATAATTGCAAAATAAAAAATGTTAATTCTACCGCAATCATCATGATAAAACCATACATAAATATTTTTCCGAAATGTAACCAAGTTTCGGAAAAATTAAATTTCGCATACTTTTTAAGTATATAAAAATTACATATTACTGCAAATAATAATGCTATTGCTGTACTTAAAATTGCTCCAGTTGAGTGGAAAGTTACAATTAAAGGAGTATTCAATATTGTTTTCATCACTACAGCCGCTAAAATTACAAAAACAGTTAATTTTTGTTTATCAATCCCCTGTAACATTGAAGCTGTAACACTTAGTAAAGCGATTAATATTGCTACTGGTGCATAATAAAACAACATATGACTACCAACAATACTAGGTTTATAGAAAACAGTATATAAAGGTAATGCAAGTGCCATTATACCTAAACTTGCTGGAACTGTTATGTACATTAAAACACCCAAAGATGTACGTATTTGTCTGTGCATTTCATTTAGTTTACCCGATGCATAAGATTTAGTAATAAATGGAATTAAACTTACTGCAAAACCTGCTGATAATGATGTAGGTATCATCACAATTTTATTTGTTGTCATATTCAAAATTGTAAATAAACCATCATGTAAATTTCTTGGTACTCCTGCAATACTTAACGCTTTGTTATGTGTAAATTGATCCACTAAATTAAACAAAGGAAAATTCAAACTTACTATAACAAACGGAATACTATAGGAAATAATTTCTTTATACATTTTTCCATAAGAAACATTAATTTCTGTATAATCCTTTACAACCATACTTTCAATATTAGGTTTTCTCTTACGCCAGTAATACCATAATACGAAAATAGCTGCAATCGCACCAATAGCAGCGGCAAAAGTAGCTATACCATTTGCTGCAAGCATACTCCCATTAAATACATTAAGTACTAAATAACTACCAATTAAAATAAATAAAATACGTGCAACTTGTTCAATAACTTCTGAAACAGCCGTAGGCCCCATTGATTTATAACCTTGAAACACTCCACGCCATGTAGCTAATATAGGAATAAATATCACAACAATACTAATAATTCTTATAACCCAAGTAATCTCTTCTACAGACCAACCATCATGCATATCACCTTTATTAGCTAAAGTAATTGAAGCTATGCTCGGTGCTACTAAATAAAGGATTACAAAGCCAATAAAACCCGTTACGGTCATAACAATAAAACTGGATTTATATAACTTTTGACTTATTCTGTATGCACCTAATGCATTATATTTAGAAACATATTTTGAAGCTGCTAACGGCACGCCTGCAGTTGCAATTGCAATCGCAATATTATAGGGTGTATAGGCATAGTTGAAAGGTGCCAAGTTTTTTTCTCCACCAATAATTGCATAGAATGGAATAATATAAATTACACCCAATATTTTAGTAATTAATATACTAAACGTGATTAAGAAAGTACCTCTTATCAATTCTTTACTTTCACTCACTCAAATCTTCCTATCTTAAAATTAATTGTATCTTTATAATCTTAATAGTAACGTTGTAACTACTTTTTTTCAAAATTATGCTACTATAAAAAATATTGACTCTTCACAAATGTTAATCTTCTTAAAATCTGATTGATTCTAAGATATTGAGTAACAAACATTCATTTATATCAACGATAGTGTTCTAACTTTTTCACACAAAAAAGCTTAGTATCTATATAAGTGTTCGTGTATGTAAATAAAAAAATAACCGTATCAATTAAGATACGGTTATCTAGCAAGCGCCACGTATTTACTAATACGTTTAGAATCTCTTCGGTTAACTTGCTATAGACAGTCTATTCTGATACTTCATTTTACCACAAATTTATGTATCGTAAACAACACTTTTAGGACTTTGAAATGTAACACTGTCTGGTAATTTCAAACAAACTTTTGCATTAAGTAAATCTGAATGACACCCTTTTTTTACCACTGAATCTCTTGTATTTCGAAATGGTTGCTACATTCATCACCATAAATTTACACATTGCGACACATGAGGGAACGTTTCGTTCATTCCCCACTTAGAACACATTACAAAGCACGTCGTGTTCCCCTACTCTCTTTATCGAATACTCATGTAGCTACCGTCACAAATTGTTACATCAGCTCATGCACTAAAATACTTCGAAATTGTATTTCTCACAACGCAAATATATAAGTTAGACAAGCCACATTCAGCTTTTCAGAATTTAGAGAACCGACATTTCGGTTTTCTAATGCACCAACTTAGTGCATCAGCTTTTTATTGATTAATAAGCTCATATTTGAGCCGATTAAATATATAGAGCTATCCAGTTCTATTACTGAGCTCACATTTGAGGAGATTAAGCTCAGTAGCTAATATGTACACTTACGGCCACATTTTACGAAGCCATATTTGGCTCGGTTATATACAAAAAGCTACACCTTAATTGGTGTAGCACAAACTCTAAAATTTGTTAGTGAGTTTTGGAGAACTATATGAAAAATATAAGAGGTGAACAACTCTTACAATTCTATTGTTAAACTATTAACAAGAATTGTCTACCAATCTGTATTGTGTTTTTAAAATGTTCACCATTTATTAAAATAGTTGTAAAATTCAAATTATCTTAAAGTTAAATACTTATACATAAAAAACCACTCCAACTAAGGAGTGGCCTTTTCCACTTAGTTTTTTGGCTCGCCATTAACTAAGATGCTACGTAGAAAGTTAACTACTTTTTCAGCGAATTGTACAAAATCGCTCATAGTTTTCACCTCTAACTATTTGGATTGAACAGCGTCATTTAAAACTTTTGACTAAACGTAATACTATATACCCAAGATTAGCTAAGTATGAATGACAATCATGAAGATGATTAGATTATAGAGAAGATCATATGGGGATAATTATCTTCCCTACAACTAAATTATTAATCACTCTTTCTTGATTGTCTATGATATCGAATTGATTTTTAAAAAGTTTTCACGTCTTTTTTACAATAATTTAATATACATTAATTCTCACTATTTAATATGGCTTATCATTTTCACAAGGATTAATGAATATTCTATCGTCTCCTAATCTGATAGAAGGCACTATGATTCTATCTACATTTCTTCTAACTAATCTTATATTAAACGGCAAGTGAACACTTGTTTTTTCAGATTCATTCATGTGACAAAAGATTTCTGCTTCATCATCAGTCATTAAGTCACAAATCGTAACAATATGTTTGCCTTTGTATGTTAGTGCTTTATCTATCATGCGATCAACATCTATTTTTACTTGCTCATCTTTCATAGCTTAATCCTCTTCTGGTATATTATCTATGAATATTGGTCTGTCTGGATATTGATTTGAAATATCATCTATTTGCTTTTGGGTTTCTTCATCTTCTTCGTTCCATTCACCAACATTAATGATTACTGGAGTATCACCAGTGAACTCTTTTTTCTCCGTAAATAGTTTATGATACTTGCCAAGCATATCTCTAGCACGTAATCTATCGCTAGGCTTTATTGGGACTTCAACCATTTCTACGTGTTCATTGTATACGAGGTTCAATCTATCAGTATCGGGGTTGCGTTGAAAGTCCCCACGTTTAACGACGACCTCTCTTACTTCGCTCTCATCACCTACTGCTGCATTACTAAGAATATGCAATAGCTCATTCGCTGATAATACGCCTTCGTCAATAATTCTCTTACGTTGCTCATCAATATACTTAGCTACTTTCTTATTCTTTAGCAGCCTACTTCCCTGTTCACTTGCAGTATGAGGACTATAGCCAGCTTTAATTGCACTTTGTGTCATATTCAGCGTCTTTAAATACTCAGCCACAAACTTCTCTTGTCTGGGATTTAATTTGCTCATGTTTTACCTCCTTTTCAATAATTATTAAAAGGAAAAATTTACTTATCTTTAATAATTCGATTTTCTTTAGCTAAATCTGAAAATCTTTTACTAGCCTTTGATTGTTGAGTTAACTCATCTTTACGTTGCGCTTTGATATTTTGAGAAAATTGTTCTTCTACAACATCTAGTAGATCACTGCATTCCTCTCCAGAAAGTGTTGTTTCTGTCAAAATGTAATTCTTAACTTTATCTAAATTGTATTTTCTAGCCATTATTTAGCACCTCTATTTCTCAATTTATTTCTTGTATCAATGAATGGTAACTTATCAGCACCGACATAGTTACTGTATTGGTTTGGTCTAAAGTAATTTTTTATTTCGTCTCTTGCTTCATTATCTTCTTCAAAATCTTCCAGATTATATAATTTTACATATCTGTAAAACTCATCTTCATATTCATTGTTTAACGCTTCGATTTCTTCTATCACTTTGTTATATTCTTTAATAATTGGCACAAATTTAGATAATATACGTTCTTTGTCCTCTTGGTACAATCGAGGAAGCTCTCCCTGATGCTTGAGAATCTCAATAGCTTTTTTACGTCTTGCATCGTCAAACACTTCTTGCTTTGTCTCTAGGCGTTTCTGTAATGCTTTGAGCTTCTGCTCATTCTTATCAAATGTTGAATATAGTGCATCAGCCTCATCATCCTTTGAGCTGGCAATTAAATCTTTATATTTCTCTTTATCTTCTTTAATTCGTTGTGATAACTCTTGACGCTCATCTTCAAGTTTATTAATATTTTCTCTTTGACCTGATACATATTCATTGTATTCATCAAAGTGTTTAGCAGTTTTCACATATATACCTCATTTCAGTTAGTTTTTAAGCCTATTTCTCTTATGTAGTTGTATGGCTTTTTGATTTCGCTTTCTGTTAATCTTTTCGGGATAGTTTGCAGCAATATTAAAACTTTCTCAAAGTCGATATTATTTTCACTTCTGTTATAGATGAATTCCTTAAATGCTTTCTTATCTAATTGATTCAATTTCTCTACAAACTCATCATTATTCATTTCTTTTTCTGTAGCAGCAGCTTTCTTTTCTCTCAGTGCTTTCTCTTGATTTAGCGTTAACTTATGAGGATAACTCTGATCCTTTTGACGCTCGCTACTAATGTATGAATAATTGCTCTCTATAGCCTTATTACGTTCATCCCTATTTGTTTGAATACATTTATGCAATTCAATTTTAAATCGCTCTATCACGTTTATATGAGATTCTAAGCGTGCATAAATATAATCTTTAATATATTTCTGTTCTAGCTTTGAAAAACGTCCTAGAATGGTATAAAAAGCGTTTAAATCTCTTTGGCTTTTCCTCTTATACCGTTCCAATTTTTGACGCTCCTCTAATATAGCGATTGCTAGATTTTCAACGGAATAACTCTCATAGTAAATACTTTCTGATACAGTATCGCTACATAAACTAGGTGTAGTGCGATCATACATATCTTCAATATTCCTTTCCATGAGTGCTATTCGTTCTTGTATATAGCAAGTATTAAATCTAGTGAATAATTCATAATCGCTTACTTGTTCTTGAAAAATTTCAATAGTAGTACCCACTACATCACCTTAAATATCCATTTTCTTTAATGCCTCATATCGCTTCATACTACCCTCAATATGACGCTTGATACTTCTTAAAGCTAATTCTTTTTGTTCATCAGATTTAACCATAAAATAGCCTTTTGAGTCCTTTTTATAGCTATATCCGATAGCATAACCATAATCAACAACTAGGCTATGGATTGTGTTTCTTAACCATCTATCGTTGTTTTTATTAAATTCTATGTTTAGTTGGTTAAAAATACTTTGTTTCGTAATAATCTCTTGCTTAGTATTGCGTAACACATTTAATACCTTAATGTGATCGCTCGTTAATTCTTTTTCAATTGTAATTGTCATAAATTATTCCTCTTTTCATCTTTAATGAGGAGGCACTATATAGACAATAACTAAAACCACAAATATTCAATCCTTATTTTTGTCCGATATATAGAAGTCATTTACTTCCTAACACTATTATACTAATTTTACACCTAAATAACAAACAAATGTTCTATTTTTATAAGATTTAAATAACTTCTTAACAATCTCTATATAGTCCATTATAAAGCTATATAAAGCCTTTTCACACTAATTCATAGACTTTCAAAAACAGAACTAATGTTCTCTTTTGACTTAAATTAATGATAAAACCATTAACAAAACTTAACGACTACGATTTACAAAAGCCATGCACCTACTAAAGTGCATGACCTATAAATTCAGGCTTTCATTCCATTGTAATAAGAGTTCTTCAAACCTTTTAATTTAAGTTCTAACGCTAAGTAGTCTTTTCTATTAGCTTGTTCATTCTGAATAAACTCAGTAATGATTTTAAGCCCCTCAACTAATTCTGGTGCTGGTTCATTAATACCAGTGGCTAACTGATACAACATTTCCATATTACCTATTACATCAGCATTACTAGACTGAACGCCTTCAAGTTCATCTATATTGAAATCTTTACTCATATAATTGAACATATCGCTATTGTTACTTTCTGCAAATATTTCTATGCCATACAGGAAATAATCATTATCAAACATGAAACTAGCCATCATATCGCTTATAGTGTCATGTGTACCATCTGGTATTTCATAACCTGCATAATGCCCCTCAATGCTCTCTATTAGTTTCTCAGTATGCTTTTCTGACGCAATCTCAAAAGTTTTTCTCACTTCACAATCTTTTATCAATACATGAGCGTACATCTTCCCTTTGCTTACTAGATACACAACATTAAACGGATCGTTATATATCTTAAATGCAAAAGGTACTTTATAACTACTTTCACATAGTCCAGTAAAATATCTTAATAGTGTTGCTGCTCTAGTTTCAAATTCATTTGCTATAATTTCAACGTTCATACTATACACGTTCCTTTCTTCTAATCATTAAATTTTCGTTATCTTTTCCAACTTTACCGATACTTTTAAAATTATATCTTTCAAAATATTTTGTATTTTTATCGTTCTCAGTCCATAAGCAAGCCTCAAGATTGAGCTTTGTAGAAATTGCCAATATATCTTTTATTAGCATTTTTCCATGTCCTTTTTTAAGCGAATTTAAGTTATCTATTTCAACGATCCAATCACTATTAAAATATTGACTAAGTAACGGATTAGGTTTTCTAATATTAAATTTTATGATTGCTTTGAAATCTTTAGTTATCAATGATATATCTCCACCAAAACAATAGATATAATATTTTTTGTTTAATAAAATAACTTCTTGAATAAAGATTTTATGAGTTTTAGTAGAATTAGTTAAAAGACTTATAATCAAACCTTTAGCCATGTTTCCTTGTTCCTTCTTCACATGCTGCTGAAATTTATTATTATTTATAAACATCTTAAATTGTTGGTGTCCTATTTCTGTAATTGTTGTCATTTTTTACCTCCATATTGTATAAGTGGGGACTAGTACCCACTATATTTATTTATTGGGGACTGCTTTAACCCTTGATATAACTCGGCTTATTAGAAATAGTCCCCATAGTCCCCACTTTTATAAACAATAGTGGTTATTTATTTAAATACTCTTACTTTATTTTCAATTATTCATTTAATACACTATTAATTATTTGGGGACTTTGGGGACTAACTTGTTTAAACTGTTGATACAATAACTTTTATCCAGTCCCCAATTATATTTTTTAATGGGGACTACTTGGAGACTTCGGGGACTTTTTAATTATATGGATTATGTGAATTAGAAAAATCAAATCCTAATTCTTTTACAATCTCATTTTTAATGGCATACCCTCTGTTTTTTTGAGAATTAAATCTAACTTCTTTTTGTATTCTGTCTTTACTAGTTATTAAATAGCCTTTTTTATCCCATTGGCCTGTAATTGTCTGCATTTCATGTCCTAATTTTTCGTGTACCGTTTGACCTAATATACACAGATAATCATGTTTATATATTGCTTTGATATCACCGTTTTTAACCGAACTATAACCATCACCAGTTATATTATTTCGGTGAGCGTCTAAATATTGCAGCATATCCTCAAGCATTTGTTTAGGTTTATCTATCGTTTTATTATTTTTCAACATATTTTCATAAGCTTGGTTAATAATCTTATAGTAATCATGTTCAAATCCATCTATATCATTAAGAATTTCACCAGTAATCTGTAATAAGGCAAAGCACTTCCCAATACGTTGCATTACTTCGTTGATACCTTTTTCATTAAAGTATCTTAAATAGCTTTCAAAACTTTCTTTATATTCATCTTTTTTTGATTGATATTGTTTAATAAATTCAATTCCTAGCGTTCCGTAATTCTCTCTAAATTCATGATCTAACGAGATGAAATCATAATTATCTGGATAAGGTTGTTCTTCTAAAGTAACAACACGAGCAGATACTCCTGCTTTATCTTCTGCCATATTCGTAATTGAGGCCTCACCAGTAGAAAGCATGATATTTTTCCATTCTTTCTTTTCATCAATAGTTAAATTCTTATTACTTCGGCTTTTACTTTCACCACTTGAATAGTTGTAGACTGCATTAGCTATAAAATTAGGTGATATATTACGTGTATCATCTTTAAACATTGGAAAAGAGTTCAAAAATGCAGCCATAGCCTCAATACTATTTCTAGTAGAACTCCATGTAGTTGTAAGGTCAGTAGTTCCCCACACACTAGCCACTAAGTTCAATGTAAATGTTTTACCTGTTGAAGTACTTCCAGCAAGTTCAACAATAAATGGCATAATATCAAATTCATATAGTAATACTGAACCTAGTGAGGCGTATAACATCACCATTACCATAGGCAAATCTTTAATTTTTACAAATACTTTTTTTGAATAATCTTCAATTGTTCCTTTAGATTTAAATGAATTGACTAACTTTTGAAAACCTTTATCATTATTGAAAAACTTTATATTTTTGTGTTCCATTTCGTTCTTATATGGATAAATGAAATAATCTTTTACATGTCCTAATCGAGTTGCTACTTTTATATTGATAGGTGGACTATATCTCTTAGATTGATTGATGTAATCAACTAATTTTGATGAAGTATTTGAAGTTACATCTAGTTTCCTATTTGCTAATTTGAGAAGTTGTCTATTATCTGTGATTTCTTCGGCAGTAACATTTAAATTTACTGGTTTTCTATTATCAAAAAAGTGCATGTTATAACTCACTTCACCATTTTCAATATTTTCATATCTAGTATTGATTTCTGGAATAGTAGTAGTGATAAATCTTTCTTTATCTGGTTCACCATCTTTTCTACTTGGAATAACTTGATAAAGTGCTGCACCATAACTATTAGGTTTCACTTTGTAACCATCTGGAATAATATTGGGAGTATATGTCTTTTTATTCATATTCTCTTTAATTTCGTTCATAATTTCATCATTAGTAAAATTCATAGAAAACTCCTCTCTAGTTGTTATAGTGTTTTTTCATAATTGAATAAAAAGTAGCGTTTATCTCACGATCATTCATTGGTGGTGTGCACGATTGCCCCCACATCTGAGCGAAAGAATAAATTATGTGTTCATTTACTCTACGCTGAAATAAGTGCCCTAAAATACTTGCTAGTGATGAATTGCGTCCTCCCTCACTAACGCCAAATGCTTTCTCTTCCCAATGACTTGCGTCACGTCTTTTAAAGTTTTGTGTAGAATTTTCTTGAGTAGAAATATCAAATAATTTGGCCCACTCTTTAAGTGTCGATTTATCTAATATTGCAGCATCGTTAAAATGAAATTCAAACGGACTTTCATTACTTTTTCTGACTGGTAACGCCATAGCTCTAGATGGTTGATAACTGCCCTCGTCAATTTTGCACGCAATTTTTTGTGCTAATGTTCTTACATATGCACGATATTCATTTGCACTTATACGCTCACTCAATGGCACGTACAAGCGTATTCTAGGACTTTCATTTGTGTGTCTGAATGTTGTATGCCAAAACCATGCAAAGCCTTCTAATTCGCTTTTAATTGACTTGTGTAGCATGTTTAAATCATCTTCATCATCATAATCAAGTACAAGTACATCTCTATAAAGTACATTGTCATTATTTCTGTATTTTCGATATTCGTTGCCTTTATCATCTACGCCATCAGCAAGATCACCATACACTGCTGTTCCCCTAGCATATTTATTTATATTATTTTGTGGAATGGATAAACGATTGATTAATTCACTCCAATTAGGTTGAGAGAAGTTTTTGAATGAAGTTGATTTTTCGTTTCCATACCAAACCACACTCACTTGAGTATCATTTTCTAATTGAATTACGCTCAATTTTATACCTCCATGTATTAAAACAAGAGCAAAGATGTTATAATACAAATGGAGTATTTTCTTATTGCTCTTGTATTAATTTAATTATTTATATTATGCGTTATCTGATTCTGTCGCCAAACTATTCACATCAGATGACGCTCTTTTTAATTCTTCCATTGCATTGTTGTAATGATGTTCCACTTGTTCAATCATTGAACTCACATCAGTAAAGATTGAATTGATAACTGCAAGACAAACAAAATGATTTTGAATGCTTTCATTTGCAGTATATGTTGCTACTTGATCGTTAGACGCAACTAGCATTTTCTTATATTTCTCAGCACGTTCCATTTCATCTGCTACTAAGTTTCTGAGTGCGTTGAGTTTAGAAGTTAAATCTGTACTTATTACCTCATCTTTGATTTCATGAATTTGATATTTTAAATTTTTCATTTATTAATCCTCCCACTCAAAATTGTTTTCTATTTGTTGCATAACCCACTCACAGATGAATTGTAGTTGCTGTTCACGATTAAGTGTTTCTTTCCATTCTTGGTTGCCTTCTTCTACTATGTGAGTGTATTCTGTACGTTTATCTTTTAATGCATAATCAAGTGTTTTATAAATACTTTTTATTACTTCAATATTATTGTTCATTTACTACTCCTCCATTTTCTTCAATGTTTAACGCTGCGATTACACTACCTAACATGTAAACAGTGAAAGCTACATGTATTCCTAGTAACCAACCACTAAGAAATGAAATTAATGAGATGAGTAATAATTTAATTAGGAATTTCATCATTATCATCACCTGCTTATTTATAAAAGATAATATAATCTTCATGTTGCTCTTTAATTTTTTCGATTAATTCATTGATACTTTTTTGTAATAAAAATAAATCGTTCAAATCATCTTCACGAGAAAATTTTGCTAAATTTTGCATATCTCCATCCATAGCATCTAATAGATTTCTAACATCTCCATATGTTTTAAATACACGTCTGTACATTAGTGCTAAAGAACCAGCTAATTTATCATTTTCTTCTGGTTCCATGCCCCAACGTTCAAAAAGTACTTTGATTATTGCTCTATCTCTGTTAAATCTTTCATCAAAAGTTAAATTCTCTTTTGAGCCTATACGATCCGCATATAATTGATACATAATATTTTTAGTTTGTTCTTTACTTAATGTTTTCATTTTAAAAACTCCTTTGATTTATAAATATTTTTTGTGTTTACGTTTTAAAAATTCTTCAAACTTTTCTACATTCACAAGTGTGAGTGTGCTACTAATATCAAAATACATACTCTCTACGCCTAAATTATCCTCATCATATGTAATGAGTAATCTTCGAATTGTTGAATAACTACAATTAAATAACTCACTTAATAATTTAGGCTTTGCATACTTAACTGGGAATACGATTTGCTTTTCTTCAAGTGCAGTATTCTGTTTAGTTGGTAAATCTTGTAATTTAGTATATGGCATAATCTATCCTCCTTTTTCATAGTAAAACATAGTAAGAGGTTAAAAAAATATTTCATCAATAGTAATTTTAGGAAATAATTCTTTTCTTAATAAATCTCTAAAAATAATCATCTCTTTTCGATTAAAATTAATCTTTTGTTTTTCTTTCATTCGATAAGCTTGTACTGAAATATTAAATTTTTCTGCCATTTTTTCTTGTGTCATACCTAGCATTTTTCTATAACCTACTATTTTGTTCATATATTCATCACCTCCGATAAACATAGTAAAACATAGTATTTCTATAATGTCAATAAAAAACATAGCAAAACATAACTTTATATTATATAATTACTATAGAGGTGATAACTTGGATAAAGTAGAAGTCGGTAAAAGGATAAGAAAAATTCGTAGCCACTTAGGACTTACTATGGATCAATTTGGTGAAAAAATTGATAAAGAAAGTCCTGTAAAATCGGGAGTAGTTTCGAATTGGGAAAATGGAAAACAACTTCCAAATAAGAAAAGACTAAAAAAAATATCAGAATTAGGTAATGTAAGTTTAGACGAATTATTATATGGTTCTATGTACAATTATATTGTTGAAAACATAAATATTGATTACGATAAACTTAATATTCCTAAAGAAGAAGGTACTTATCAAAAATCATTAATTGTTACTATGATGATGAATGATATACAAACTAAAGAGAATAGAAGAATGATTGAAAGTTCTATAAATGAAGAGAATTATGTACCCTTAACATATAGTCAATTTCTCGAAAAAGTTGAAATAGAATTGCCAAAAAAACTGAATTCTATTATTGAAAAAGGAAAAATCGCTATTCAAGAACTTAAAAAGAAAGACAAAGAGATTTTAAAAAATCATTCTGATTTAAATATAGTTAGTAAAATTCTTAATAATGAATATGTGACTTTTAATGACATTTTATTAGAACACTTTTTTATAGAAGTATTTTCATTAGAAAATTATACTTTTGAACAAGAAATTTATGTGGATAAAATGGATCAAATTAAGTCAATTTTATTAAGATATTTCACTGAAAAATATATCAACAACGATTTAAGTAACACTCTCACTATAGAACAACTAGAAAAATTAAAAGAAGATTCCTTGTATATGTCTGAAATATTAGAATATGATCCTTTCTTTAAAGACAACGAAAAAGTTAATGAAGACTTAATAAAAATTTTTAACAATAAAATTCCTAGACACTTAAATAAAAAAATTGAGTTCGCTAAAAAAGGAGAACTGTAAATGACAATAATTAAGGTGGTGGTTCTATCGAACAATGTCTAATACACCATAGAATAATGAATATAAAAGGCAATAAAAATTAGGGGGTATACATATGAAAAGATTACTAGGAACATTATTTGCAGCTACACTTGTATTAAGTGCTTGTAGCCAAGATGACACTAAGGAAGATGAGAATAAAAAGTCAGAAAGCACTACTGAAAAGAAAGCTGACGATAAAAAAGATAAGAAAACTAAAGAAGATAAAAAGTCTAAAGAAGAAAAGAAATCTCAAGAAAATGAAGATAACAAATCTACACAAGAAGATAACTCTACTGAAGAACAAGAAACACAAGAAACTGCTACAAATGAACAAGTTCAATCTCAACAACCTGCAACTCAAGAGCAGCAAACACAACAAGTTAATAACAATCAACGAACTCCTCAACAACAGCAAAATAACCAAAACTATAATCAAACTCAACAACCTAATCAAAATGTAAAGTTACCTAAAAATACAGAGATTGATGATCAGTATATACATGGTGAAGTTGCTAACGCCCTAGACCGTAAAACTGAAATCGAAAGACAAGCTAACGAAGATTATGAAAATGGAAAAATTAGTGAAAGTGAAATGATGAATAGACAACAACAAGCTTCCCAAATTTTAAATCAAGCAGTAGAAAATCAATATGGACCACAAGATTAAGTAAAAGGAGGCTCATTCACATGTGGCATTAAGAATTTGCTTATAAACAACGAGATGTTCACCATAGACTCTTTTAGCACATAGCTCTTTTAACACATAACATAGACTTCAAAATGCAAATAATTAGTAGGATATTATGAAATTTAGTAAATATAAAATCGATGAGTTTTATCTAATAGTGATTTGTGGATTTCTAACGACAACTATTTTTTGTATCAATTTAAAACAAAATAAAGACACCGTTACGGATCAAGGACCGGAACAGAAAGGAACAACTAGATATATCGTTGGTAAGGCTTCGGGTTTTTGTAGTTTATACTTATTTCTTTATTGATAATGCTAATTTTAGGATTAGAGAAGGAAGAATAATACATCAAAGGAGAAATGTAGAATGTACTTTAATGATTGGAAAGTTACTATTAACGGGAAAGGCTCACATGATGTTGTGACAAATGAAGATACTTTGTTAATTTTGCAAGGTTATCAACACATTGAAATAGCATTAAAATTAGTAGACGATACTATTCAAGTGAAATCATTAGGCTATGGAGAGGATATAAGCATTAACCCTACTACAAAAGAAATAACGGTTAATGTAACAAATTTATTAGAAGATGATGAGTAGTTAAACAAAGGAGGCTCATTCACATGTGGCATGAGAAATTTACTAACAAACATGGTGATGTACAATATCGCTATTATGAGAAGTACAAAGATCCACTCACAAACAAATGGCGACGTGTTAGCGTGGTACTTAATAAGAATGGTAAGCAGTCACAGAAAGAGGCTCAGAAACGCTTAAATGAGCGTATAGAGGCAAAGCTGAATGATAAGACACCTACTACACTTAAGGCACTAACTTTCCATGCTGCATGCGATGAGTGGTTTGAAAGATACAAATTAACATCTGGATCTAAACAATCTACCGTTACAACGAAGAGTTATAAAATAGCGCACATCAAAAGAAATATTGATAAAAATATACTCGCTCAAAATATGAATGCTGATGTTTTACAAGACTTAATTAATTCTTCATTAACAGAGGGATTAAGTCATA